AGCGCCTACCGGGCTAACGCCGGCGAGACGCAGCGCGCCGCCGCCCTGCAGGGCGCCGCGGCGGAGCTCCTGCGCGAGCTCGGCGACCTCGACTCGAAGGGCTTCGAGCTCCTCGAGATGGAGCACGTCCACCAGGAGGTCGCGGAGCTCGAGCTGCGCGCCTCCGTCAACAAGGAGCAGAACGATGCGTAGGCTTCTCGCGCTTCTCGCCGGCGAAGGGTCCACCGGGGCCGGCGGAGCGGGTGGTGCTGCAGGTGGTGCGGCCGGAACCGAGCAGGGGACGGCCGGAGCAGCGGGCGCGGGCGGGGCGGCGGGTGCCGCCGGCGCCGGCGCGGCAGGAGCAGGGACCGGCGGCGCCGCGGGTGCGGCGGGCGCCGGTGCGGGGGCGGGCTCGTTCGCCGCTGCCGCGACCGGGGCCAACGGCCAGCAGGGGCAGGGCGCGCAGGGCGCCGCCGGTCAGACCGGCGCCGCCGACGCCCCCTACGAGCTCACGCTGCCCGAGGGGGTCAGCGACGTCGACAAGCCGGTGTTCGAGGCGCTGGGGAAGTTCGCGAAGGAGTCGAAGGTCGACCAGAAGGTCGCCCAGGGCCTCGTCGACCTCATCGCGAAGCAGACCAGCGAGCAGAACAAGGCCGTCGTCGCGCGGCTCGAGCAGGAGGCGAAGGACCGCCGCCAGTCGCTCGAGAAGCACCCGCGGATCGGTGGCACGGAGCTGGCGAAGAGCCTCGAGGTCGCCAAGCGCGGCATCAACGCTCTCAACCGGACGGCCGACGGTCTCGGCACGCGGATCGGGACCAAGCTCCAGCAGCTCGGCTTCGGGGACGACCCCGACTTCGCCGAGCTCCTGGTGATGGTCGGGCGGTCCGCTGCCGAGGACGGGACGGGCAAGACGACCGGGGCGGCCGGGCCGAAGCCCGACGCTCAGGCGGAGCGCCGCTCCAAGCTGTTCCCGAACGCCACCGCCGAGGGGAAGCGCGAGCAGCAGAAGTAACCCTCTTCCACTTCAGGAGTACACGCGATGAGCGACACCAGGTTCACCCTCTCGGACCTCGCCAAGAGCGAGGACCCCAACGGTTCGCAGGCTCAGGTCATCGAGCTGATGAACCAGTACAACCCCCCGATCCAGGACGCGCCGAGCTTCCCGTCGAACGACGAGCTCGGCCACCAGGTGACGTACCGGCGCAGCCTGCCGGCCGTCGGGACGGCCAAGATCAACAAGGGCATCACGCGGTCGAAGAGCTCGACCGACCAGCGCCGGGACGTGATGGGCTACTTCGCCGGGCGCTCCGAGGTCGACCGCCGCATCCGGAGGCTCAAGGGCGACGCGGCCTACTTCTCGAAGCGGGCGTCCGAGATGCGGGCCATGCAGGAGGGCCTCGCGCAGCTCGGCTGCAACACCCTCTTCTACGGGGACGTCGCGGCCGACGAGAGCTCCTACAACGGCCTCTCGAAGCGCCTCTCGACGCTGAACCCCGGCACCTCGCGCACGACCTCGCAGGTCTGGTCGATGGGCGCGGTGGTGGGCGGCGACGCCTGCTCGATCTTCATCGTCGACTGGGGCCAGGACGCCGCGCACCTCATCCACCCGCCGACCGTCGTCGCCGGCGTCGACACCGAGGACCTCCTCAACCAGCCGGTGGACGACAACGACGGCGCGAGCTTCCAGGCCGACGTCTTCGAGTGCAACTGGTACCACGGCCTCGCCGTCGAGGACCCGCGGCACACCGCTCGCCTCGCGAACATCGACGCCTCGGACGCGAAGCTCGACGCCCCGACGCAGGGGAAGCTCATCGACACCCTCGACGAGATCTTCGCCTACATGCCCAACCCGGGCCCGAACCAGCGGGTGCTGTACTGCCCGATCCCGGTCTGGGCGGCCTTCAACAAGCAGGCCCGCAACGGGACCAACGTGGTGCTCTCGATCCGCGAGTACCTCGGGGCCCCGACCCCGTTCGTCCACGAGTGGCCGCTCCGCCGGGTCGACCAGCTCTCGACCACGGAGACCGTCGTCGCCTAGCGCGGCGTCGGCCGGGGCGGCCCGCTCGGCGCCCCGCCACCCCCTCACGCTTCACCAGGAGAACGAAGATGCCGATCCTCGACTACGACGACGAGCTCACCACCGCCGGCGGTCAGGCGGTCACCGCCACCGCCATCGGGACCCGCGTGAAGGACGCGGGCGCCGCGAAGGACTGGGGCGCGGGCGAGGAGCTGTTCGCCTACGCCCGCGTCACCGGCGACGCCGCCTCGAACCCGACGACCTCGATGACGATCACCATCGAGGGCGCCGACAACGCCGCGCTGAGCTCGAACGCGGTGGTCCTCGCGACCACAACCGTGCTCGTCGCGGCCCTCACCCCGAACAGCCTGCACCGCATCGGCCCGCTCAAGCCGGGGTCGAACAAGCGGTACCTGGGCTGCCGCTTCACCCCCGTCGGCGGCGACGCCACGACCGGCAAGTTCAAGGTCGGGCTCGCCCTCGAGAGCGCCCTCCCCCAGGACGGCGTCCACTTCCTCTAGGAGGCTGATCGATGGCTTCTGCCAAGTACCTCGTGACCATGCCTCCGGGAGCGGAGGTCATCGGCCTCGGGTTCATCAGGGAGGGCAGGGTGTTCTCGGCTCCGTCCGAGGACTACGTCCCCTCCCGGACGTTCCTCCCCGTCAACAAGGAGGCCCTCGCGCCGCTCGCGAAGGTCTACGACGGGATCAAGAAGCACGTGGAGAAGCGCCTCGAGTCGGCGAAGAAGGCCGACGCCCGCGATGGCGGCGCCCGCGCCGACCAGGTCTACGCGGAGCTCGACAAGCTCGAGGCGGCGCGGGTCCGCGCGTCGCAGCTCATCGAGATCCCGAAGGAGGAGCCCAAGGTCGAGCCCGGGCTCACCCTCTCCGAGCTCGACGGGGTGCAGGCCCGCGCGGCCGCGCTCGCGGACGCGAAGAAGGAGTCGCCGGCGGCGTCCCCGAGGGACGGCGGGAAGGGCGACCGGAAGCTGTAGCTCGCGGACCGGAGCGGGCGGGCTCGTAGCCCTCGGGGCCGATGCCCCGCCCGCTCCACCGCTTCACCCGGAGGGCCGATGGCGTCCAGCGAGGTCGACATCATCAACGCGGCGGGGTCGCGCGTGGGCCAGACGGCCCTCCTCGACTCCGCGGTCGCGCTCGCGGACCAGCCCTCGAGCGAGCTCGCCACCCAGGGCGCGCTATGGTACCCGAAGGTCCGCGACCGGCTCCTGCGCTGGCGCGCCTTCCCGTGGCCCTTCGCGAAGCGCCGGGAGGCGCTCGCCCTCATCGCCGGCGAGACGCGCGACGAGTGGGAGTACGTCTACGCCTACCCCGCGGACGCGCTCGCGCTCCACTTCGTGACCATCCCCGGGGTGCGCAACCCGCGCCGCGACCAGATGATCGCGCACAAGATCGAGGCGCGCCGCGACGACACCGCCGAGGGGAGGCCGGTCACCGGGAAGCTCATCCTCTGCGACGAGGAGGACGCCGAGGTCCAGTTCACCATCCGGGTCACGAACGTCGCGGTCTTCGACCCCGACTTCGAGACCGCCCTCGAGTTCGCCCTCGCCGCCGAGCTCGCCCGCGCGATCCCGAAGGACGAGAAGCTCGCCCTCCGGATGGAGCAGAACGCGGAGCTGAAGCTGCGCGAGGCCGCCGCGGCCGCGCTGAACGAGCAGATGGACGACGTGGAGCCCGACGGCGAGTTCATCGGGGCCCGCAGCGCGTCCTCCACCTACCGCCGCTGGGTGCGCTGACCGATGCCGGGGATCTCCCAGCGGAGCTTCGCCGGCGGCGAGCGCGCCCCCGACCTGTGGAATGCGACCGAGGTCGCGAGCTACGGCATCTCGGTCCGCCGCATGCGGAACTTCTTCCCCATCCCGCACGGCGCCGCCGTGAACCGGCCGGGGACCGCGCTCAGCTCCGACCGCGCCGGGAAGGACCACTCGCAGGCGGCGTGGCTCATCCCGTTCATCTTCTCCGAGGCGTCCGGCCAGGCCTACGCCGTCGAGCTCGGCCACCAGTACGCCCGCTTCATCTCGAACGTGAGCGGCG